AAGTTATATCACAGAATAAAAAACCTAGAGTTGGCTGAGTTATATGACGAGATGCAGAAGGCATTAAGCAAGTTTAGTAGGTTAAATCCTAAAGCTTATATGACTTTGTTAGACTAACAACTATAGGTTGTGCGCCCCTTCGGGGCGCACGTACCAGGCAACCCGCACCACGAATCAATTACCCCGCACCACGGCACATAAGTAGGACCCAAACCCGTCCTGCCGCTTGTTGCTCACGGGCCCACCCACCCACCTTTTTTTAAAAAGGGGTCCCACTGCTTTTTGTAAAGTGGCTTGATTCAGAGTGTTTTAGCTGTTAAAAACGTTTTGATGCTTAAGGAAGTGGAAAGAAATTTTTTAAAAAAATTTTTCAAATGCTAAATAAGCAGTCCTAGATAACACATGATTGATCTATCAAAAGTTAATATAAATAAATTACCAGCAGACATTAGAAAAAAATTTAAAAGTTTACAGCTACTGCATGCAGAGAAAAAAATACAGAACAAGGCCAAGAATGACTTTTTATCCTTTGTCAAATGTGTGTGGCCTGATTTTGTAGAAGGATCTCATCATAGACATATTGCAGAAAAATTTAATAAACTATCAACTGGTGAAATAAAACGTTTAATTATTAATATGCCACCAAGACACACTAAATCAGAGTTTGCATCTTATCTTTTGCCTGCATGGATGGTGGGCCGTAGACCAAAACTCAAGATCATTCAAGCCACGCACACAGGAGAACTAGCCATAAGGTTTGGACGTAAAGCAAAAAACTTAATTGATTCTCCAGAGTACAAGAAAATTTTTGAAACTAGTTTACAAGAAGACTCTAAAGCAGCTGGTCGTTGGGAGACAGCTCAAGGTGGTGAGTATTTTGCAGCTGGTGTTGGTGGAGCAATCACGGGCCGTGGTGCGGACTTATTGATTATAGATGACCCACACTCGGAACAGGACGCAATGTCAGATCAAGCATTAGAAAACGCTTACGAGTGGTATACATCAGGTCCACGTCAACGTTTGCAGCCAGGAGCTTCAATCGTGCTTGTAATGACAAGATGGTCTACCAAAGATTTAACAGCTCAATTATTAAAAGCTCAAAAAGAAGTAAAAGGAGATCAATGGGAAGTGGTTGAATTTCCGGCGCTCATGGACCACGGACCAGTGTGGCCAGAGTATTGGGATCAAGAGGAACTAGAAAAAGTTAAAGCGACATTACCTGTTAAGAAATGGAATGCACAATGGATGCAACAACCAACTTCTGATGAAGGAGCTATTATTAAGAGAGAATGGTGGAGGATTTATGACAAAGAATACATACCGCCATTACAACATGTCATACAATCTTACGATACAGCATTCTTAAAAAAAGAAACTGCTGACTTTAGTGCCATTACCACGTGGGGTATATTCTATCCAGATGAGGATAGTGGAGCTAATTTATTACTACTAGATTCTGTAAAAGGTAGGTATGAGTTTCCTGAGTTAAGACGTAGAGCTCTACAACAATACAAATACTGGCAACCAGAGACGGTAATAGTAGAAGCAAAAGCTTCTGGATTACCTTTAATGTATGAACTTAGACAGATGGATATCCCAGTTGTTTCCTTTACACCGAGCAAAGGACATGATAAGCATTCAAGGATAAACGCAGTGGCTCCGTTATTTGAGTCTGGAATGATATGGGCGCCAGATCAGAAATTCGCGGAAGAGGTTATAGAAGAATGTGCAGCCTTTCCTCACGGAGATCACGATGACTTGGTTGATACAATGACCCAAGCAGTAATGCGCTTCAGGCAGGGCGGATTAATCAAACATCCTGAAGATTATATCGAAGATAAAAAAGACCCTAGACCGAGAAGGTATTATTAATGAGTTTATTTAAACTTATAAGAGCATTTCAAAAAGCAAAAGGCAGATCGCCAACTCCTGGTGAATTGTCACAATTAAAAAAACAAGCCGACGCAACACCTCAACCTAGTAACGTTTTACCTTTTCAATTTAAAAAAGGTTTTGGTGATGAAATTAATGAGATGATTGAAAGAGGAGATATAACAATCGGCACAGCACCAAAGACTACTAAAAAGAAACCAATGGTAGATCCTAAGTTTGAAAAAGCAGTTAAAGCTCAAGACGAAAGATCAGAGTCGTTTGCTAAATTCAAAGAAAGAATGGATGATAAAAATAAAGAAGGTGCTTTTCAAATTGCTTTTAACAGATACAAAGATGTTGATAAAATGGCTATGCCAATCGGTAAAGTTTTATCTATTTACAAAAACCTTGCTAAATATCCTAAAGGACGAAATGTTATTACTCAAGACATTGATGACATTCAAAAAGGACTTATGTTTTCTACAATGGGAAATAGAAGCAGAGAAGGATTAGTTAAGGACTTACAAGATATTCTTTATCCTAAAAAACAATCTAACCCTTTTGAAGAGGTAGAAGTTAGTGATCAATTAGAATTTAATTTTGATGATTTAGATCCTAAAGGTATGGCAGGCGGCGGATTAGCTTACATGTTAGGTGAAGGTGGACCACTTAGAAAAGGATTTTATGTAGGAGGTTCTCCAGCAGACAGTCAAAACAACCCTAGTCCCTCTAGTAGTTCTAATGATGGAAATGAAAATTTTAATTTACCAGATGCAGTTAGTGGTGCTGGACCTATTTCAATAGAAAGTGTAGACGACAACATTGATCAATTTGATGATAATAGAGGATTTCAACCAGTAAGACAGAACCCTTTATTAAGTGGTTTGGATATTTTTGCAAGAGCGAATATTCCTGGCTACAATAGACTTAGAACTGCACAATCAATTGGAATACTTGCTGATACTGTTAGAAATTATCTGACAAGTGGACGTACTCCTTCAACTCCTCCAACAATTTCTTATGGAGATAATGAAGTAGGAATTGTTAAACCTGTAAAACCAGTTATGCCTTTTATTCCTAAAAAGACAACTGAAATAGAAACACCAACAGGTGGTATAGAATTTTTACAAAGATTTGTTTTACCAGAAAGATTTAGATTAGCAGAAGGCGGAAGAATAGGTTTTGCAGCTGGTGGCATTGATAAAGCTAGAAGAGCATTTTTAAAATTAATGGGTGGTGTTGGTGCTGGTATAGGTGGACTTAAAATGGGATTGTTTGGTGGTAAGAAAACATCTACCGCTATAAAAGTAGCTGAGACTGTTAAAAAATCTGATGCTAAAGGAATGCCAGAATGGTTTCCTAAACTTGTTGAAAGAGTAATGAAAGAAGGAGAAGATGTAACTGAGACTTATTCAACTGTTGAAAGAACAATAGTTAAAAAAGCAAAACTACCTGAAAGTAAAACAGATGTTATTGTAGAAGTAGATTTAACCACTGGAGACACTTTAGTTGATGTTGGAATGGGTAAACACGGATGGGTTGACGGACATAACGGACAACCAGCAAGAATAGAATTAAGAAAAGGTGAAGTTATAGAAGAAGGACCAGCAAGAGGTAAAAAAGAAACAGACGAGTTTGGTGTAGAAGAAGCAGAATATACCGGAGACGGAGAAAGTGTAAATTATGAAGATTCAAGTTTTAGTAATTATGGAGAGCACGGATCTGATTTTTCTGAAGTTGAAAAATATGCAACAGGCAAGAACACAGATGAGTTTAATATAAAAGGTACGAAAAAAAGAGAATCACAGCAATTTGCTGAAGGCAGAGCAGAAATGGAAGCTGAACAAGCATTTGAAGAAATGGATGAATTTGCATCTGGTGGTCTAGCAAAATTATTAGGAGAATAATGAATCCCGATAAATTAAAAAACATTGTAAAATTTTACCAAGAGCCGGGGTTCGTGTACCCTGAATCACGGAACATGCAACTAGCAAAAAGATTTCTCCAATTTGGTGCTCAAGAATTTTATGATGAAGTAGGGTCAGGTATAACTGGTGATGAACCTAACGTTGTAGACATTTTAAGAGAAGAAGGTATTTCTGTTCCTAATGTTACAAAACCAGGATACAAAGATGGAAGCCGTGTTCTATCTCCTACTGTTCAAGCGAGAAAAGAATTTAAAGGCAAAAAATTTATTAGTGTTGCTGACCCAACATATTCGGATGGTAGAAGAAGGGTTATGACTCCAGAGTATAAAACATATGTAGAAGAGCTTAGAGCTAAAGCTAGCCCTACAGAACAAAAAGTAATTAGATATTATAATGCAGCAAAAGAAAAATTAGGAAGACCTCCTAGTATTGAAGAAGTTAGAAATGCATTTCCGGGAGAAAGTAAACCTGCTCTTCCTGTGGTTAAAAAATATGTAGAAAAAAATGTTTTAGAATTAACTAAACTTAGAGGCAACGTAAAAGCAGCCATACTACAAGCTCACACAGACCTAACAAAAGAATTAGGAAAACCCCCAACAGTGTTGGCTATTGATAACAAAATACAGACCGATGAAAAAACTAAAAATTTATCAAAAATGAAAAATGCTGATCTTCGTAAATCACAAATATCCGAATATTTAAAAGAATCAGGTAAAGTAGTTGCACCCTCGCCTTATAAAACAAATCCAATATTAAAAGCACAGGCACAAGCAAAAGCTGCTGCAACTGTAAGAGCAAACCCTTTTCCAAGAAAGGGTCAGCCAAGAAAAACACCAGAAGATATTTTACAGCGTGAAAGATACAAAAGAATGGAAGATAAAAAAAGAGATCCAAGAAGGACTAAAAGAGCAATATCAAAAAAACTAACAGACACATCTCTTGATGTTCACCACCCTTTTCCTAAAAGAGAAAAAGAAACTTTAAGAAGATTAATGTTGTTAGATCGAGATGTTAATAGAAAAGGTGTTGTTAGACAAATAGAGGAGAGAAGGAATGAATTAATTAAAGAACAAAATATTTTATTGAGAAGACCTGTAAAAAATCAAAGAAGACTACAGCAAATAAATGCTTTTATGAGAAGAGAACAGGAAAAATTAAGAAGAGCAGGTTATGGGGGTTATCTTGGTTTTCCAATTTCAGAACCAGGAAAAAGAAAACCTAAATATGTAGGTTTTGATAAATCTAAATCTCTTGCAGGTTTAAGAGAAGGAGAAAAATTATTAGATAAAGATTTTGCAAAAGTTACTAAAGGACAAAAATCTAAAGTAGTAGAACTATCTTTAGCAAAACAAATGAAGGCTCAAGGTTTTAAATGTAAAGTAACTAGAGCCAATGGTGGAGTAGCAAGTTGTAATAACCCAAGAGCTTATCTTGATGATATTGCTAAGCAAAGAGAAATAGCTAAAACCGGTTCAGGAAAGCAAGCGATAAAAGCTGCAACAAAATTACGAGGACTTAAAACTTTTATGACTACTCAATTGGGTCCCGCAGCGATTGCAGGTGAGATAGCGTTTGCAGTTCCTTTTGCATTAGCAGATTATGGTTCTGGAGAATCAACATCAAGAATAATAAACTATGCTACTTTTGGTTTTACTGGACAAAGTGAAAGAGATGAAGTGGTAAAATATGGAGGAGAAAAAGCTGGACTAGCGTTTGATGCTGACCAAAGAGCGAAACAATTACAAGAAATAGAAGATCAAGAGAATCTGTTTATGGGACCTGAGGATAGTATGTTGTATCCTGATCAATTAAAAGGAGCCACACAAAGGTTTGAAAAAAGTATACAACCTTTTGTAAAAACAGATCCTTATTTACCACCTGGTATTGGTGAAAGATATTTTGATACTGAGATGGCTAATGAAGCTTATAATAAATTATTTAAAGCCCAAGATGATATAACGAGAGACAAAGAAATGAGACAAAAAAAGAGAAAAGCTGAACCTGAAGACTATTATGGGTTCGCTGCAGCCAGAGGCGGCATAGCCGATGTTCGTAGACCAAGTGCTATTGCACCAGAATCAGGACCCACGCCACAAGGAGAGGGCTTGTCTTATCTCTTCAATCGTGTTACAGACTTATAGGAGTTTAAATGGCAGAAATAGACAAAGAGCTCCCGAACACAAAACGATCTGAAGTTAAAGTTCCAGGCGCGGAAGAAATTCAGACAGCAGTGGCGGAAGAGCAAATTAGCGAAAGATCACCTGTAGAAGTAACACCAGAAGAAGATGGTGGTGCAACTATTAATTTTGAACCTGGCGCAATAAACGTACCAGGCACAGAAAATCATTTTGATAACTTAGCAGATTTATTACCCGATGAAATAACATCTCCAATTGGTTCACGACTTAAAGAAAATTATGTGGATTATAAAAATTCTAGAAAAGAATGGGAGAGAACTTATATTGAAGGGCTTGACTTACTTGGATTTAAATACGAATTAAGAAACGAACCGTTTCAAGGAGCATCAGGTGCAACGCACCCTGTTCTTGCAGAAGCAGTAACTCAGTTTCAAGCAACAGCATACAAAGAATTATTACCAGCAGATGGACCAGTTAGAACTCAGATCCTAGGAATGGTAACTCCTCAAAAAGAACAACAATCTAACAGAGTAAAAAATTACATGAACTATTTAATTATGGATCGTATGAAAGAATACGAACCAGAGTTTGATTCTATGTTATTTCATTTACCATTAGCTGGATCTACATTTAAAAAAGTTTACTATGATGATTTAGTAGGTAGAGCTGTTTCTAAATTTGTTCCTGCAGAAGATGTAGTTGTTCCTTACACAGCTACAAGCTTAGAAGATGCAGAGGCAGTTATTCACAGAGTTAAAATTTCTGAAAACGAATTAAGAAAACAACAAGTGGCTGGTTTTTATTCTGATGTAGATTTAGGACCTCCTGGCTACAACATTTCTCAAGATCAATTAAAAGACAAAGAGAGAGAATTAGAAGGAACAGAAAAAACTGGAAGACAACAACCTATTTACACTTTGCTAGAGTGTCATATAAATTTAGACCTAGAAGGTTTTGAAGATATTGGTCCAGACGGGGAACCGACTGGTATCAAGCTACCCTACATCGTAACTGTTGAAGAAGGTAGCAATCAGGTTCTTTCGATAAGAAGGAACTTTGCGCCCAATGATCCAAAAAAACAAAGAATCGAATATTTTGTCCATTTTAAATTTCTGCCTGGACTAGGATTCTATGGATTTGGACTCATACATATGATTGGCGGATTGAGTAGAACTGCAACAGTCGCTCTCCGCCAATTATTAGATGCCGGTACATTATCTAATTTACCTGCAGGTTTTAAACAAAGAGGCGTAAGAGTAAGAGATGAGGCATCTCCTATCCAACCAGGTGAATTTAAAGATGTAGATGCACCAGGTGGAAGTTTAAAAGATGCTTTCTTACCTCTTCCTTACAAAGAACCATCGCAAACTTTATTGTCGTTAATGGGTATTGTTGTACAAGCTGGTCAAAGATTTGCAGCTATTTCTGAATTACAAGTTGGAGAAGGTAATCAACAAGCTGCTGTTGGAACAACTATGGCTCTTATGGAAAGAGGGTCTAAAGTTATGTCAGCAATTCACAAGAGATTATATTTTTCTATGAAACAAGAATTTAAATTATTAGCTAAAATTGTATCTACTTATCTACCACCAGAATATCCTTATGATGTTGTAGGTGGCGCAAGAGTTATTAAACAAGCTGATTTTGATGAGAGAATAGATATTATACCTGTAGCAGATCCTAATATCTTTTCTATGTCTCAAAGAATTACAATTGCTCAAACTGAATTACAGTTAGCAATGTCTAATCCTCAAATGCATAACATGTATATGGCTTACAGAAAAATGTATGAAGCTATTGGTATAAAAAATATTGATCAAATTTTACCACCACCTCCTCCAAACACACCTAAAGATCCAGCAATTGAAAATATTGATGCTTTATCTGCAAAACCTTTTAATGCATTTCCAGGGCAGGATCACAGAGCACATATTACTGCTCACTTAAATTTTATGGCAACTAACATGGTGAGAAACCAACCACAAGTAATGGCTTCATTACAAAAAAACTGTTTAGAGCATATTAGTTTAATGGCTCAAGAACAAATTCAATTAGAATTTAGAGACGAGATACAACAACTAGCAATGCTTCAACAACAAGCGCCAATTAATCGTGAAGCAGCTGCTCAGTTAGAAGAAGTAACTCAAAAAATTGAAGCTAGAAAAGCAATTTTAATAGCAGAGATGACTGAAGAATTTATGAAGGAAGAAAAGAAAATTACTTCACAATTTGATCATGATCCTTTACTTAAACTTAAATCTAGAGAAGTAGATTTAAGAGCTATGGAGAATGCACGTAAAGCTCAAGAAACAGACGCTAGAATTGATCTGGACAAAGCTAAATTAGTCCAAAACAAAGATTTGACTGAAGATAAACTAGAACTAAACGAAGAGTTAGCAGAGCTTAGAGCTGATACCACTATGGATAAAGCTTTATTATCTGCTGGAGTTAAACTACAGTCAGATAGGATGAAGGCCAAGGACGTAAAAACCTTGAAAGGCCCTAAATCTTAATATACATTAGGAGAACTATGGAAAACTATAAAAAACAAAAATCTGCTACTATCCCAAGTCAGAACGTTAAGTATGATGAGAGAAGTAAAGCTAACGTAACTAGAGCTAGAAACGTTATTCCTACTGGTGATAAAGTCACTGTAAAAGGAACAGGTAAAGCTAGAAAACAATCAGCTACTTGGTACTAATATGGCTTGGTTCAGTTTAGCAAAAATCGCTTTGCAAGCTGGCAGTAAGATATACGCTAACCGCCAGAAGACAAAGATGGCCATGTCTGATGCACAATTAATGCATGCAGAAAAAATGGCTCGTGGTGAAGAAACTTACCAGGGCAAACTTTTAGAGGCTCGTCAAAACGATTATAAGGATGAATTTGTCCTCGTGATAATTTCGGCGCCTATCGTGGTGCTCATGTGGGCCGTGATGTCAGATGATCCCGCAGCTATGGAAAAGGTAAAACTCTTTTTTGAGTATTTTCATGAGCTTCCAAAATGGTTCACAAATTTATGGGTGCTTGTCGTGGCGAGCATTTTTGGAATTAAGGGAACTCAAATTTTTAGGAATGGTAAAAAATAATGGCTGGAATAGGAATAGCTAAAAGAGGATTAGGACTTCTTAAAAAATTTGAAAAAAAAGCAGATAAAGTTTCTGAAAAAATGATTAAGGAGATGAACTCTCCAAAAGCAATAGAGAAAGCTAAAGGATATTCTAAATTAGTAGGGGGAACCCTAGCAGCATCTGCAGCTATGCCTAGCTCAATAGAAAAAGATCAAAGAGTTAGAAAAGCAACAGGTGGTAGAGCAGAAAACCCAATAGCTAGAAACAAGAAGAATTACAGATCTACAAAGTCAGGAGCTGGTATGACACAGGCTGGTGTTGCTGCATATAGAAGAGCAAACCCTGGATCTAAGTTAAAAACAGCTGTTACAGGTAAAGTAAAAGCTGGTTCTAAATCAGCTAAACGTAGAAAATCTTATTGTGCCAGATCATTAGGACAATTAAAACGATCTTCAGCTAAAACTAGAAATGACCCTAATTCTAGAATAAGACAAGCTAGAAGAAGATGGAAATGCTAGTGCCTTTCAAGTCTGAAAAGCAGAGAAAATATATGCATGCCAATCTTCCTAAGATTGCAAAACGATGGGAAAAAGAGTATAAAAAAGGTGGTAGAGTTTTACCAACAAGGGTTGCAATAGCAACCGGTTGTGGTAAAGTGATGGCCAATCGTAGGAAAAAAACAAAGTACTACATATAAGGAGTAATTATGAGAAACGATTTTGGAACAAGACCTTACAAACCAAGATTTGGCGGTAAAGCGGCTATGAAAAAAGGCGGCACAGTCAAAATGAAGAAACAAGGTTATAAAGATCGTGAGGATGAATCCATTAGCGCAAGACGTGGAAAAGAATCTGGCAAGAAACAATCTTTCAAAGCTAGAAGAGACGAGTCTTACGGAAAATTTGGAAAACGTCCAAACCAAAAAATTAATAAATAAGGAGCTTTATGGCTGGATACGGAATACAAATAAAAGGCATGGGAAGAGCAATGATGAAAAAAGGTGGAAAAGCTTTTCCTGATTTAACAGGCGATGGTAAAGTTACTAGAGCTGATGTTTTAAAAGGTAGAGGTGTTTTTGCAAAAGGTGGTACGGTTAGAGATTATGCTAAAGTAGTAGAAAAAAAAAGAAAATCAGACTATAAAACAAGACCCGCTCCAAGACCAAGAGGTAATCCGCCTGTCATAGGAAAAGATGAAAAAAGAAAAAGATTAATGCCTAAAGCTAAACCAGGAATGAGAACAAAGATGATGGGTGGCGGCAGAGCTAACCTGTTAGAAGAAATGGGTAGAATTGATTCTGAAAAAATGAACCCTAATAGAAGAGCTGAAAAAAGAAGAGTTATCAGCGAACTAAATAGAGGCATGAAAAAAGGTGGAAGAGTTCCTAAAGGCTATCACAAAACTAAAGATGGCAGAGTTGCTAAAAAAGGTCTGTACTATTATATGAACAGAGCTAAAAAAAGAGGAACAAGTAAACCTGGAAAAGGTTCTGTTACCGATAAAGCTTTAAAACAATCAGCAAAAACAGCTAAAAAATAATGGGTATATTTGGTATAGCTAAAAGAGGTTTTGGCATGCTTGGTCGAAAAGGCAAAGTAGGTAAAACTATTACTGGCGTAAAACCTAAATCTACTGACATTGGAAAATATAAAGTTCGTAATCTTAAAGGCATGGGTAAATCAAAAAGAAGCCTTGCTGAAACAGAAGCTGCAGCTAAAGAAACAATAAAAAAAGCTAAAGATGCAGGTCGTAGAGATCTTGCGGTGGGTTCAGCAAAAAATTTAAGAAAAGTAAAAAGAGCTGAAAAAGACGCTGACGTGTTTACTAAAAGAATTTTAAAAACAGATAGATAAATGAAAGAAAAAATTAAATCAGTTTCTGCCAAACTTAAAAAAGCATCTAAAGCTCACGCTAAACAAGCTAAAGTATTAGACGGAGTTGTGAATGCTGCCAACGGAGGATATATTGGTTCTTATATTTCTGGAGATCTTGCTGGTAAAAAAGTAAGTAATCCAAGTTATAGAAAATATTATAAAGGTTTATTATAGAAAGTATTAATGGCTAGTTTAGAAAGTGTAATAGTAAAAATTAATAGATATATCTTAAAAAGATTACAAGAATTATCCATAGTTGTTACGTCTGGGGGTATTGACAATATGGAAAAATACAACTATATAATAGGACAGATCAATGCCTATGAGGCATTAAAACAGGAGCTCTCTAGCCTGCTTGAAGATAAGGAGCAAAATGACAATAAAGGAACCATCGTCGACATCAATAAACGAAATCCCAAAACGTAAATTAGCGTTAGAAGAAAAATATAATTCAGAACCTAAAAAAGAAATTACAAAAGATACTAATAAATTACCACAACCAACAGGTTGGAGAATTCTTGTTTTACCATTCAAAATGGATGAAAAAACAAAAGGAGGATTGTTAATAACTGAATCTGTTATAGAACGTCAACAAGTAGCGTCACAAACAGGATTAGTTTTGGCAATGGGCCCGCAATGTTATGCGGATAAAGAGAGATATCCAAGTGGCCCATGGTGCAAAAAAGGCGATTGGGTCGTTTTTGCAAGATACGCAGGATCGCGTATTCAAATCGAAGGAGGAGAAGTTCGTCTTCTAAATGAAGATGAAGTTTTGGCAACCGTGAAGGATCCTAAAGATATCCTACACGCATATTAATCATAGGAGGATAAACTATGCCTGACGAAGAAAAGAAAACCGTAGATATTGATACTTCTGGCCCAGGGGCCGAGGTTGATTTACCGGAAGAAAACGTCAAAGAGACTGAAGCAGAGTCCAAGCCGGAAGCTGCTCAAACCAAGACAGAAGAAACAAGAACCACGGAACAAGAAACACAAATAGATGTACAAGAAGAAAAAAAAGAACAACCAATAAAAGAAGATGACAAACTAGAAGAATATAGTAAAGGCGTTCAATCGAGGATTGCTAAACTTACACGTAAAATGCGTGAAGCGGAAAGACAAAGAGATGCCGCTACAGAATATGCAAGAGCGATTGAAGAACGAAGACAAGACGTAGAAAAACGTTTTGAAAAAACCGATGCAGACTATATTAAAAAGTTTGAATCAAGCATTAAAGATGGAATGGATTCTGCTCAAAAAGATTTAGCAAAAGCCATTGAACTTGGAGATGCAAACGCTCAAGTAGAAGCTAATAAAAAGATCGCTAAACTAGCATTTGATAATGCTAAGTTAGAACAGAGTAAGGAAATTAGAGCAGCAAAAACACCTGCAAAACCTGCAGATGTTAGAGAACCAAGACAACCTGCTAATCAAATGCCTACTCAAGATCCTAAAGCTGAAGGTTGGGCATCAAAGAATACATGGTTTGGACAAGATAGAGCCATGACATTCACCGCGTTCGAGATTCATAAGGATTTAGTGGATAAAGAAGGTTTTGATCCACAGACTGATGAATACTATGCAGAAATTGATAAAAGAATCCGTGTTGACTTTCCGCATAAATTTGGTAAAACTAATACCAAGCGTTCGACCGAGCCCGTTCAGACGGTGGCTTCAGCTTCAAGAAGCGTTAAACCCGGTCGCAAAACTGTGAAACTCACTTCTTCACAGGTAGCAATAGCTAATAAATTAGGAGTGCCACTCGAAGAGTACGCAAAACAACTAAAAAACACGGGAGGAGCGTAATATGACAAAAGAAAATAAATCTCGTGCGAGCCAAACACGGTCAAAGTCTGAAAGACCAAAAGTGTGGGTTCCACCATCTTCTCTAGATGCACCCCCTGCACCTGATGGATTCAGGTACAGATGGATAAGAGCAGAGAGCGTAGGTTTTCAAGACATTAAAAACGTAACTGGAAGATTAAGAGAAGGTTATGAATTAGTAATGGCTGAAGAAATCGAAAATGCTACTGACTATCCAGTCATCGACTCAGGTCGATACAAGGGGGTAATTGGGGTAGGTGGCCTTCTACTTGCGAAGGTACCAATCGAGATCGCGCAGCAAAGACAAGATCATATGACTAGACGTCATAAAGATCGAAGCGACGCCGTAGAAAACGATCTTATGAAGGAGCAGGATAAGAGAATGCCAATCAATGTTGAAAGGCAGTCTCGTGTAACCTTCGGTGGTACAAAGAAATCCTAATTAGGAATTCGTGGGTTAATCCCTATCATCGATTAATATAACGTCTATTGAGATATAGACACAAGGAGTAATAACATGGCTAATAAAAACACAGCTGGTTTTGGATTGATTCCTGCTGGGCAGTTAGGTGGAACACCTGCTACTCAAGGGCAAGGACATTACAAAATCGATGCTGGCTATGCTACTGCATTATATCAAGGGTCTGCGGTTCGTCTGGACAATCCAGGTGGAGCCAACACTAACCCTGGTTATATAATCACGGCACAAGCGGCAATCACCAATGATACAATTGGTGTGTTAAATGGTGTGTTCTACAATGCGGCTACAACTTTGAAGCCAACATGGCAGAACTACTACAACCAAGTTACTCCGGCAAACAGTGAAGATATAACAGCGTTCGTTGTTGATTCTCCATTCCAACTTTTCGTTGGTGCTGCAGACGCAGCTGTAACACAAGCAAACATCGGTAAATCCGTTGGTTTGACTGTAACAGCAGCTGGAAGCACAACAAGTGGTCAATCAAGTTCAACGCTAACTATCGGTACTATCGCTAACACCGCAAACCAATGGAGACTTTTAAGAGTTGCTGATGATCCTGACAATAAGGACATCACAGCTGCTTACGCGTCTTACGTGGTTGTAGCTCAACAGAGCGAGTGGTTTGGTGAAGGTACAGCTGGACAATAATAGGAGCATATAGACTATGGCAATATCACGAGCACAGCTAGTTAAAGAACTAGAACCAGGTTTAAATGCACTATTTGGCCTGGAGTACAAACGTTACGAGAATCAGTCATCTGAAATCTACGTAACTGAATCAAGTGACAGAGCTTTCGAAGAGGAAGTAATGTTATCTGGATTCGCAAACGCACAAGTAAAAGCAGAAGGTGCCGGCGTATCTTATGACGACGCACAAGAAACTTTTACAGCACGTTACACAATGGAAACGATGGCGTTAGCCTTTGCAATCACGGAAGAAGCTATGGAGGACAACCTCTACGATAGAATTTCTTCTAGATATACAAAAGCGCTAGCAAGATCTATGGCAAATGCTAAACAAGTAAAAGCAGTTGAACCTTTAATAAATGGGCTACCTCAAACGGCTACATTTAATTCAGGCGACGGCGTTGCTTTATTTAGTACTGCCCACCCAACAATTGCTGGGACTTTCCAAAACACTTTATCTACACAAGCAGACTTAAACGAAACATCGCTTGAACAAGCGATTATCGACATCAGTAACATGACTGATGAAAGAGGTCTAAAAGTGGCAGCTAAAGCTGTTAAAATGATTGTTCCTGCAAACAACCAGTTTAATGCTGACAGACTGATGAAGTCTCAAGGTAGAACTGGAACTGCTGATAACGATATCAATGCTATCGTATCAATGGGAATGGTTCCTCAAGGTTATAGAGTGAACAATTACCTAACTGATACTGATTCTTGGTATTTAATCACGGACGTTCCTAATGGAATGAAAATGTTCGAAAGAGCACCGTTAAAAACAGCAATGGAAGGTGATTTCGACACTGGTAACGTAAGATTCAAAGCTAGAGAAAGATACGTATTTGGCGTATCAGACCCTAGAGGAATCTTCGGCTGTCAGGGTGCGTAATAGCTAACTAATTAATGAGGCGGACCACAAATCCGCCTCATTTTAATCTTGAATTACAGGTGAGATATGTTAAAGGATTTCCGAATTATAATAATGGCTTATGGGTATAGAACAGAGTTCCAAGTAAAATGCGAGGATTCTCCAGAAGCTATAGAACAATCTATAGTTGACAAGTTAGGAGAAAAGAGTATAAAATGGGACACAACGGGATTTTATGATAATTCCCGAAAATGGATAACCTATGAGGAGGTTATATATGATCCAAGACCTGTACAAACAGAAAAAGTCCTTGGAGTTGAGTTGGGAACAAGAACACCTTAACGAAGGTAGATATACTCTCAACATGGTCAGGATAGATGACAAGATCAGAGAAGTCATCACCGAGATCAAGCTGGAGGAAGCTAAAATTGCAAACAGAGAAAATGCAATTATAAATTCAGCTCCACAAGTATCAGTAGCCACTTAATACAAAGAGCTACATCATTGGAAAAATCAAACCATCTAACAGGATCTCTTGCGCTCTAAACAAATTTAGCGTATAAAAGAATTACTAAGATATATAAATCATAAATTGGTTGTTCTTTTCTTAGTAAGGCAACTGGCGCGAGGAGGCGCTGATTATATGACAACACACTTTTCAACTGGTGTAACTAACGTAAGAGGCAAACAAGGAAAAACTTCTTTATTTAGCGGAATGAAACAACCGCTTATTATAGGAGGTGACCCTGCTGCTGAATTCTGTTACCAAAATGACTTTCATCATTACAATGCAAGTGATTGGGATGTAACATCTGGCGGAGGTTCTGATTACCAACTAGCACAATATGCTCATGGATGGTTAAGATTAGGAGATGCAGCCCCAGCTGCTGGAGAAATAACTGGTGTATCTTCAAAAGAAGTATGGCAGTACAACTCTGGTAAAAAATGGTACTATGAAACATCAATTGCACAAACTGATGTATCTGATGGTAACTGGTTTGTAGGATTTGCTGACAACGCATTTGTTGATCCAGCTACGGTTCCTACTGATTGTATTGGGTTTTCACATTTAGAAGACACAACTACTATTCAGTTTCTATCAAGAAAAAATGGAGCTGGAGTATCAAAAACTCTACCTACTGTAGCAACAGCTGGTAACGCAACTGAAACTAGCTTCACTTTAGAAGATTCTAGCGTACCAACTCAAACAGCTACTGTTTTGGCTCAACCTTCTAACTCTGTTAGATTGGGATTCTTATTCCAACCTGCAGGTTCAGAATTAGGTCAAACAGCTGTTCAATATAAGATCTTTTTAAATGGATCTATTGTTGCAACACAGGCAGCTTCAACTGTTCCTGATGACATCGCATTAGAACTTAAAGTTTTCCTTGAAAACAAAGGTACAAATGCAAATGACATCTTTACTGATTACATACTTGCTTGTCAGGAGAGATAATAATTAATTAGTGTGAGCTCCTTAGGGAGCTCATGCAATTAAAATAGGAGATAAAATAAATGCCAAATGTAACAAATGTAAAAAGTAAACAAATACTTTTTGGAACAGATACAGATGCTATTTCTGCAGCCGGTACAGCAACGACTTTAGTTTTACTTAACAGTGGACCTTGGGTTAATGCACAAACAGTTACTATAACTTCAAGCGCAGATAATTCTGGAATAACTTTTACGGTTGTAGGAAAAAATGCAGATGGAGATGCAGCAACAAGCGCAGCAACTACTGGACCAGATAGCACTACAGTTGATGTAGCTGGAACTTGGTCAGAAGTAACTAGCATCACAGCGAGCGGTTCAATAACTACTAACATTTCTGCTGGAGTAAAAGAAGGAGCTTCTACTGGAACTATTTTTGCTGGAAGAACTAGAATTAGAGGAATGTATGGAGTAGCTGGCGGAGGCGCTGGACGTGTATTCATTAAAAACAGTTCTGCAACTACTGGTCCTAACAGATTAATTGTTGATGTAGATAGCGGAGAAGACATAGATCCATATATTCCAGATAATGGAATTTTATGTGAAGATGGAGCTTATTTTGCATATGATGGAACTGCAGTAGTTGGATTATCTATACAGTTTGACGGATAGGAGGTAACGTATGGCTAATACGACTTCCGGCACATATACTTTTGATAAGAATTTTGCAATTGATGATTTAATTGAAGAAGCTTATGAAAGAATTGGTATGCAGGGAACTTCTGGATATCAATTAAAAAATGCTAGAAGATCTTTAAATCTTTTATTATCTGAATGGGGTAATAGAGGAATTCACTATTGGGAAATAGGTGAAACAAATATTGATTTAATTCAAGGACAAACTGAATACAAATTTTATCGTACAGCAACTGATGGGACGAGTGCTACGACTACACCCACAAATGGAATTTACGGAATAACTGATGTTTTAGAAGCTCAACTAAGAACTAATAGAACTCAAACCACTCAATCAGATACACCCATGACAAAAGTTGACAGATCCACTTATGCAGGATTTTCAAATAAACTTTCTCAAGGAACACCAAATCAATATTGGGTTCAAAGATTTATAGATCATGTAAGTATTAGTGTTTATCCAACAGCTGATGCTTCAAATGCAGCTAAAGACATGCACATTTATTATATTAAAAGAATACAAGATGTAGACGGAACTTACACAGATGCAACCGATGCACCTTTTAGATTTTTACCTTGTATGGTTACAGGTTTATCTTTTTATTTAGCACAAAAATATGCTCCAGATAGAATTCAAACTCAAAAATTATTATATGAAGATGAATTAGCAAGAGCATTAGCGGAGGATGGATCAGCGTCTAGTACATATATTACACCTAAGACGTATTATCCTAATATTTAATTATGCCAAAATATGCATCAGGAAAAAGAGCGTTAGCAATTTCAGATAGATCTGGACTTCAATATCCATGGAGAGAAATGGTAACAGAATGGAATGGAGCTTTTGTTCATGTATCTGAATATGAACCTAAACAACCACAATTAGAACCTTTACCAATAAGTGCTGACGGTGTTGCTTTACCACAGGTTAGACCGGCAAGAACTGCACCTGCAGTAGCAAGAATAATGCCAGACAATCCATTTGAAACATACGCAGCTGCCTCAGGTATTATTAATGTAACATTTCCAGGTCATGGTTTAACTGATGGAGACACTTACAGATTTAGAGGTGCTTCTCAAGCAACAACAGCAAGTGGTGGAACTTTTCAATTTGCAAACCCACAAGGTTTTGATGGTATTACAGGAGCTAAACTTGCTTTAGCTGCAGGCTATTCTATTACTACAGGTATATTTAGATCAGGAGCAAGAATTCAAACAGATTATGCTAAAGCTAATTATTTTTATTTTACAGTGAATACTGATACTGCTACATTAGGTAATCAAAAAGGAGGAGGAGTTGGATGTTCTGTTGGACCTATAACTCTTGAAGCATAATGGCAGGAATAAGTTATTCAGGATTAGTTACACAAATTAGAAATTACACTGAAACAGACGCAAATGTTTTAACAACTGATATTTTAGAAAATATTATTTTAAATGCTCAGTCTAGAATATCTCAAGATGTTCCAATTGATGCTGATAGACATATGCAAGAAGGTAATTTAGTTACAGATAAAAATAGTATTTTTGCTCCGGCTGGAGCAATATTTACTAGAGGTATAGAAGTATTTGACTCTACTACAGCTTCAACTGGCACTTTAAGATGGCTTATTAAAAAAGATGTAACTTGGTTAGCTGAGTACATTGAAGATCTAACTGGATCAGGAGGAGCTGATGTAACCGGCATGCCTAAATATTATGCAATGTTTGGAGGAGCAACGGGAGATGGCTCATCAAATTCAGGAGGTTATATGTTAGCACCTACTCCAGACGCAAACTATTATTTTAGAGTTCATTACGATAAAAGACCAGCAACATTAGCATCTGATAACACGACTAATTATATTAGTATGAACTACCCTCAATTGCTTTTATATGCCTGTTTAGTTGAAACTTATGGGTTTTTAAAAGGCCCTACGGATATGTTGACATTATACGAGCAAAAGTATAAAGATAGTATACAAACGTTTGCTTCTCAACAAATTGGAAGAAGACGTAGAGACGATTACACGGACGGCACGGTTAGAATTAAAATTGATTCACCGAGTCCTTAAATTAGGAGAAAAATATGGCTATTACATCAGCAGTTTGTTCAAGTTTCAAAAGTGAACTTTTAAGTGGTAAACACGACTTTGATTCTTCAGGTGGAGATACTTTTAAAATCGCAATGTTTACAAGTTCTGCTTCTCTAGGCGCGACCACAACTGATTATAGTACATCAAACGAAATTACAAATTCTTCTGGAACTGCTTATACAGCAGGAGGAAAAGCTCTTACAAACCAAGGCGTAACTTTAGACAGCACAACTGCTTACACTGACTTCGCTGATGTGTCTTGGACTTCAGCTTCATTTACAGCAAATGGTGCAATGATTTACAACACAACAACTGATGGCGGATCAGGTACAACAGATGCAGTTTGTGTTATAGCATTTGGTGGAGATAAAACAGTTTCTTCTGGAACTTTTACAGTTCAATTTCCAGCAGCCGCAGCAACTACAGCTATCCTAAGATTAACGTAAGGAGGTAGATCCTTATGGCTTCAATTTGGGGTGGTGATGATCCTTCGGTAGCCTGGGGCATTAACTCTTGGCAATCTAATACAATAACAATATCATTAACCGGTTTAAATATTACATCTGAATTAAATGCAGATGGAGTTAACTCTTTTCCTGAACAAGGATGGGGTTCAGATACTTGGGGCACAGAAAATTGGGGAGCATCTGGATTAGCTGTTGAAGTTTCAGGAGTTTCTTTTTCTACCGCTTTAAATGCGGATGGTGTAATATCATCACCTAATACAGGATGGGGTCGAGATGTATGGGGTGAAGAACCTTGGGGTGAAAGTAGTGACCCCGTAATACCTGTTAGTGGTTATTCAGTTTCAGTTGGTTTTAATTCATCAGTTACAGTTACAACAGAAGTAAATACAGGATGGGGTTCAGATACTTGGGGATCTGAAAACTGGGGAGCATCTGGATTTACTGTAGAAGTTAGTGGAGTAGAATTTTCATCTGTAATTGGAGAAAATGGTTGGGGCACTATTGCTTATGGTGAAGGTGCTTGGGGTGAATGGGTATTGACCCCTGCTGATGTTGTAGGATTAACCGGAGTATCTTTTGGAAGCGCCATAGGAACTTCAAGCGTACAAGTTGATTACACTGACATACCAAGTGGATATTCAGTTGCTACAGAACAAGGAACTGGTTGGACAATCAATAGCGGGGCTGATGTACTTGTTGGGTTAGCTAATCAGACTTTAGGTAGCGCTGTTGGTGAAATAACACCTGCGGATGTTGTAGGAATAACAGGAGTATCTTTTGCGGCTGAAGATGGTGGATCTGGAGTTAATGTCGATGTTAGTTATCCTATTGATAATGTTTCTTTTTCTGCCTCTGTAGGATCAGTCACAGTTACCGACATGGCTGTTGGTTTAACAGGCGTTTCTTTTGCAGGATCTGTAGGAGCAATAACACCTACAGAAATGTCTATAGGATTGACGAGTTTATCAATTAGTGCTAATGTAGGCGAATTATACCCGGTATATTATAAAAACGTTAGTATTGAATCTTCAGCGGGTTATGAAGATGTTGACATTGAAAGTACAACAACGTATACAGATGTAAATATAGCGGCGTAAATTAGGAGAACAAATTATGGCATCAACATATACACCACTTGGTATAGAAAAAATGGCTACTGGCGAGAATGCCGGTACATGGGGAACAAAAACTAACACAAACTTAGATATATTTGAACAAATTGTTGGTGGATTTACTGGTCAATCGATTGCAGGCGGTGCACAAACTACAGCTTTACCTGTTTCTGATGGATCAACTGGTGCGGTTCTTGCACACAGAATGATTGAATTTACAGGTTCTATTACAGGAAACCAAATCGTAACAATTCCTTTAGATGTTCAAACTTTTTATTATTTAAGAAATTCAACATCTGGAGCTTACACAGTTCAATTTAAATATACATCAGGATCTGGTGATACATTTACTTTTTCAGCAACTGACAAAGGTGATGCCATTGTTTTTGCAACTGCAAACGATGGAACTAATCCAGATATTTACACTTTACCAGCTGGTGACGTAACTACTGGTGGAACACAAACTTTAACAAACAAAACTTTAACGTCTCCTAAAATTGGAACTTCAATTTTAGATACTAACGGAAATGAACTAGCTTTATTAACAGCAACAAGTTCAGCTGTTAACGAAATTACATTAGCAAATGCTGCGACTGGAAATGGTCCAATTATTTCTTCAACAGGTGAAACAAACGTTGATTTAAATTTAAATCCTAAAGGATCAGGAGTTCTTAAATCAGCAACTGCAGCAATTAATATTTCAGGTAAACAATCTATTTGGGTTCCAGCTACAGCAATGTACGCTGCCTCATCTAATGGATGTGCAGACATTGCTCAAACAGAATTAACAGCTCAAAGACCTGAAGTTAAATCTTTAGATTTTGATGCTTCTTCAGATGAGTATGCACAATTTTCAATTGCATTCCCTAAAGGTTGGAATGAAGGAACAGTAACTTTCCAAAGTTTTTGGAGTGCTGGTTCAACTAATACAGGCACAGTATGTTTTGCATTACAAGGTGTAGCAGTTAGTAGTGACGATACATTAGATGTTGCTATGGGAACAGCTGTACCTAATACAGCATTAGCTGCTTCCGGAACAGCAAACGATCTAATGGTAAACGTAGAAAGCGGAGCAGTAACAATAGCAGGCTCTCCAGCAGTTGGTGATGATGTCTTCTTTAACATTTTTAGAGATGTTTCAGCAGATACTTACAATGCTGATGCAAGACTCATAGGAATAAAAATATTCTATACTACTGACGCAGCTAACGACGCATAAGGAAAATAGAGTATGGCACAATTTGGATACACAATACTTGGTTTTGGATCAGGTGGAGCTCCTAAAGTTGAAATTCAATTTTTAGTAGTAGCCGGAGGCGGTTGCGGAGGTAATTCTAATTTTGGCTTTATCAGTGGTGGCGGCGGTGGAGCTGGTGGATACAGAACATCTACTCAATCAGTAAACATAGGACAAACAATTACAGTAACAGTCGGCGATGGCGCTGGTCAACAAACAACATCTAACGGTGACGACTCATCAATTGCAGGAGCAGCTGCTGGATTAACAACAATAACTTCTGCCGGTGGTGGTTCTTCACAAGCTTATCACTCACCAGCTTTTGATGGTGGCTCAGGCGGTGGTACAGGAAATGGAAACCCAGCAGGTGGATTATCTGGTGGTTCAGGAAACACACCAAGCGTATCTCCAAGTCAAGGGAATGACGGTGGAAGTGGTTCTGGTGGCGGAGGTCAACAAACCAATCCTGGAGCTGGAGCAGGTGGTGGTGGCGCTGGTGCGGTTGGAACCGATGCATCAGGAACTACTGCAGGTAACGGTGGAAATGGTACAGCAAATTCAATTACAGGTTCTTCAGTAACTTATGCTGGAGGAGGCGGAGGCGGTTCTTGGAATGGTCCAAATGGATCAGCTGGATCAGGCGGCGGCGGAGCCGGAACAAGCGCTCCGGGTCTTAGCACTGGAACTGCTGGAACTGCAAACACTGGCGGCGGCGGAGGCGGTACAGCTTGGGGAACTACAGGCGTAGGCGGTGAATCCCAAGGTGGTGATGGCGGAAAAGGCGTAGTAATTTTAAGTGTGCCTACTGCTAATTATTCATCAACTACATCAGGCTCACCAACAGTTACAACATCAGGTGCAAACACAATAATTAAATTTACAGGTTCAGGGAGCTACACAACATAACAATGGCTACTTTTGCAAAAATAGGAGCAGGAAATATAGTTGAACAAGTTGTTTCTGTTCACAACGACGTAATTACTGATAATGATGGTAATGAACAAGAACAATTAGGTGTAGACTTTTTAAATAATTTATATGGAACAACAGATGTATGGAAACAAACATCTTATAATACTAAAAGTGGTGTTCATATATTAGGAGGAACACCTTTTAGAAAAAATCATGCAAGTAAAGGCATGAGTTATGATGAAAGCAGAGATGCTTTTATACCATCAAAACCTTTTGCTTCTTGGGTATTAAACGAGGATACTTGTCAATGGGAAGCTCCAGTATCTAAACCTGTCGATAAAGCATATACATGGAATGAAGAAAATCAAAGTTGGGATGCAATAGAATAATACTTGAAATATAACAATATTTAGAATATAATAATACTTAATGAAAGAAAAAATTAAATCAGTTAATTCCTCTTGGAGTTTTAAATTAGATAATGTTCATCTTTATTCTTACTGGCATGGTGCTTTTACAAAAGAAGAATGTAAAAAGATAATTCAAATTGCTAAAAAGAACGGTATGATTAAAGGAACAACAATGAATAATAACAAATTAAATGTTAGAGAAAGTAAAATATCTTGGTTATATCCTTCTGATGATATGAATTGGGTATTTCGTAGAGTAACTGACATGGTATTAGATTTAAATCAAAGATTTTTTAATTTTGATATATTTGGTTTGAGTGAAGGTTTTCAATTTACTAATTATAAGGCACCGTCTAATAAATATGGAAAACACGTTGATAGAGCATCAGATTTTATTGTTAGAAAATTATCTATATCAATTCAATTAACTGACCCAAAAGAATATGAGGGTGGAGAACTTTATCTTTATGAAGATGATAAAGGTATACTAATGGATAAAAAACAAGGAACATTAATTATGTTTCCATCTTATATGTTACACGAAGTTAAGCCTGTAACAAAAGGTGAAAGAAATTCATTAGTAACTTGGGTTACTGGAAATCAATTTAAATAATGGCAAGGAAATTATCAATAAAAGAAACAATAGATATGTTTTCAAATGAAAATGGTTTTGCTTGGGGTACAAATACTGTTATGAAAGCATTAGTGCCAAAAGCTAGTTATGATCTTACTGCTGCTAATGAAACATTTATCATAGATAGATGGGACTCAATATATCCACAACCAACATCCCAAGAAATAAAAGAGGAATACGTAAGGCAACAAACAATAGCTGAATGTATTGAATACTTTAAAAATAACAAAAAACACAGTTTTTGATTATACAAGAGAGCCCTAGTAAAGCAGCAAGATTAGATTGATCTCTTTTAAAAACTATATATAATGGCTGTTTATGTTACAGAAACTATTTTTTCAACCTGGAATTAACAAACAAATCACCCCAACTGCAGCTGAAAGTCAATGGGTGGATGGTGATAATATTAGATTTAGATATGGTGTACCTGAAAAAATAGGGGGTTGGGATCAACTAGGTGCTGATAAACTAACAGGAGCTGTTAGAGCTATTCATCATTTCTTAGATAGTAATGGAGTTAAGTATGCTGCTCTTGGATCTAACAAAATTTTATATGTGTATTCTGGTGGAACTTATTATGACATTCATCCAATAAAAAGCACATTTACTGAAACCAGTTGTTTTACTACAAGCTCATCATCTGCCACTGTAACAATAACTTTTTCTACTGGTCATTCTATGCAACCTGGAGACATTATTAGAACTAGTAGTGTAACAATAAGCGGATCTACATTTACAAGTTCTGATTTTGATGACCAAAAATTTGAAGTTATAACGGTTCCTACTCCTACAACGATTACTATAACAATGGCAACGACAGAACAATCTGGTCCTATAACAACTTCGGGAAGCGCTACAATTCAACTTTATGAACCAGTTGGTCCATCTCAACAAGTTAGTGGAAGAGGTTGGGGAACAGGATTATATGGAGGAACTGTCCAAGGTCCAGCAACCACGACTCTTTCTGCTGGAATCAATGCATCTACAACCGATATTCCTTTAACAAGTTCAGCTTCTTTTCCAACTTCTGGAGAAATTAGAATTGGTTCTGAAGATATTAGTTTTACTGCTAACGACACATCTACCAACACGTTAAGTGGTGGAGCAAGAGAAGTTAATGGTACGACAGCTGCAACTCATAGCGGAGGAGCAACAGTTACTAATATTTCTAAATTCATGGCTTGGGGTGAGGCATCAAGTGAAGACTTTATCATTGATCCTGGTTTATGGATTTTTGATAATTACGGAACAAAATTAATAGCTTTAATTTATAATGGTAAATGTTTTGAGTGGGATGCAGATGCGGGAAATGCCACTGGAACACGAGCCACGGTTATTTCAGGAGCACCGACAGCTTCAAGACACATGATTGTATCTACACCAGATAGACACTTAGTATTCTTTGGAACAGAAACAACGATTGGAGATACATCTACACAAGATGATATGTTTATTAGGTTCTCGGACCAAGAAGACATCAACACGTACGCACCTAAAGCAACCAATACTGCTGGTACACAGAGACTGACTGGCGGATCACGGATCATGGGAGCAAGGCGTGGTAGAGATGCACTTTATATTTGGACAGACACTGCTTTATTTTTAATGAGATTTGTAGGTCAACCTTTTACTTTTACTTTCTCACAGGTAGGAACTAACTGTGGTTTAATTGGTAAAAACGCAAATACCGAAGTAGATGGAAATGCTTATTGGATGTCAGAAAATGGTTTCTTTAGATATACTGGTAAACTTGAATCACTATTATGTTTAGTAGAAGACCATGTTTATGAAGATGTAAACACCAACGCTAGAGATTTAATTAATGCTGGTCTTAATAACTTGTTTGGAGAAGTATCTTGGTTTTATGGCACAAGTTCTTCTGACTCCATTAATAGAGTTGTAACAATTAATTATTTAGAATCTTCTCCACAACGTCCTGTGTGGACTATTGGTACTTTAGCAAGAACTGCTTGGGCTGATTCAGCTGTATTTGATAAGCCACACGCTTGTTATTATGGGTCTTCTGATAACGCCTCTTTTGATGTACAAGGTAATACTGATGGAAGTACAATTTATTATGAACACGAAACAGGTACCGATCAAGTTGTGTCTGGAGGCACAGTGACTGCTATTTTGGCCAACGTTCAATCTGGAGACTATGATATTACACAAGATGCTAGAGAAGGAATTACATTTAGAGGTGATGGAGAATATCTAATGAAGATAAGAAGATTTATTCCTGATTTTGTTTCTCAAACAGGAAATACTCAAGTAACATTAAATTTAAAAGACTACTCTAATAGTACTCAAGCAAGTTCTCCTTTAGGACCCTTTACAGTATCAAGTTCTACAACTAAAGTAGACACTAGAGCAAGAGCTAGATCAGTGTCCTTAAAAATAGAAAACACAGGATCCTCACAAAATTGGAAACTAGGAACATTTAGATTAGATGTTCAAGCAGATGGAAGAAGATAATGGCAAAAATAGTACAAGCACTTACCCGAGCTAGTAAAGAATATGACGAAGTTGTATTTCAATCTTTAATAAGAGATTTAGATGCTGTAATTGAAAAACTTAATTCTACATATCAAGCAGATGTTAAAGATGAAGTAAATGCGGAGGCATATTTTTTAAACTAATGGCTGTACAAGGTAATACATTTATAAACGCAAAAAAGGATCTTACAGATACAAGTAATACTACTTTATATACTTGTCCCTCTGCTACGACAGCTGTTCTAAAATCTATTCTAGTCAATGATGACTCAGGATCAGGTGACACTATTACAGTAACTTTAACTGCTGGATCTGATGTATTCAGTTTATTTAAAGTAAAAGCTGTTAGTGCCAATACTACAGTTGAATTACTTACAGCGCCTTTGGTAGTTCAAGAAGATGAGATATTAAAGGTTCAAGCTGCTACAGGGGATAGGCTCCATGTTGTAGCTTCAATACTAGAAATTAAGCCTAGACAGGTAGTAACATAATGAAAACCATTAATATAAACGGGAAAGAAGTTCCTGTAATTGAGTCTACTAAAGTAGTAGAAACGTTTAAAAATAAGAAAACAGGGGAGATTTATAAAAACAAAGAAGACTGGGTGTCCAAAAACATCCCTGCAAATGACATACGAAAAGATGTTATAGTGCACGCTCCAGGACTTGATTTGTTTCCAAAAACAAAGTAATGTAAAAATTCAGGTGAAATCCCTGCCTTTTTAAAATTTAACTAATACAACTATATGGCTATAACAAGATTACAATTACCCCGAGAAATGTACGCTACTGGAGATATGGTAGAAATGACTGAAAGTTTAGAAGCTGGAGCACCCTCTATAAAATATGAAGGTGATAAAAGACCACAAACACAAATGGAAGGAATTGAAGGACAAATGGCTGGCCCCACTTGGTTTTTTAAGAGAGTAGAAAATTTAGAATATTTAGGTTACTCTCCAGAAGAAGCAGCTGCCATAGCTTCGAATGATGAAGCATATTTTGAAATTGTTGGTGATCCATTAGCTGATGGTGGTCAAGTAAGACAGAAATATGGTCTTGGAAGTATTGTTAAAAAAGCTTTTAAAGGTGTTAAAAACCTTACAAAAAACCCGGTAGTTAGAACAGCTTTATCATTCTATCCTCCTACAGCACCTTATATGAAAGCATTCATGGCAGCGGAATCTTTAGGTCAGGGTGATCCCATAGGAGCTTTTACCACATACATGAATCCAAATGAACAAAGAGCCAAAGGAATAGAAGGAATAAGTCCAGTCATTAAAAAACAAATTGAAAAGGAAGTAATACAAAGAGGTAAAAGGGAAGCGGCAGAAGATATTTTTGGAAAAATAAGAGACACTTTATTTTATAAAAAAGATAAAGAGGGAAACATAATAACAGCAGATGGTAAAGATCAAATAGATCCTTTAAAAATAGGCTTAGGAGGTGCAGCAGGTTTATTAGGTATAGCGGCGATGCAAAAAAAAGCAAATCAAGCACAACCAACGATCTCTCAAGTGATGGGAGATAGAGGGGGTAGTATCGGTTTATCAGATATTCAAGAAAAAGTTAGAGCAGCAATTGCAACTGGTGATAAAGATACTTATGAGAATTTAAGAATTACAGAAAATTTAGCGTTTTTACCTCCTTATGAATCTATTCAAAAAGCTGAAGGCGGAAGAATTGGTTATGCTTCTGGAGGACCAAGCACTTCTATAATAGAAATCATGAGTGTAATTGAAACATTACCTTTTGACCAAAAACTACGGGCTTTGGAAATGTTACCGCCATCAGTAAGAGCAGAAGTAGAAGAAAGACTTGGAATGGCTAAAGGTGGTAGAATAGGTTATTCTTCTGGAGGAAAATCCTCTGCTGAGATGTTAGAAATTATTCAAAGGTTAAGAGCCGAAGGTAAAACTGAATTAGAAATTCAACAAATTTTACAACAAATGTTTTCAGTTTCAAGTTCAGGATCTTTAGGAGTTATGAATGTCCCACAAAGACAAAGTATGTTAAATGAAATTATAAGACCAATTACTGAACAAACTTATATACAACAAAAACCAGACGACTTACGTGCACGTATGTCCCCAATAAGTTCAGAAACGTTAGATACTTCAGTTACAATGTTGCCTACAAAAGGCAGAATGCAAAGAAGTGACATGAGTGCTTTCTTTCCTACAATGGAAAATATGCAGTTTCCTACTAGAACAATGGAAACTAATATGCCTCAAATTGATGCTACAGGAGCAGCTCAAGGTGGAAGAATAAATAAAGCTGGCGGAGGTATTATGAATATGGGTGGAATGGAAATGGATTTAAGAGGCGGTGGTTTTGTGCCAATGGGTAAAGCAGAAAAAGCTGATGATGTACCAGCAAGATTATCTAGAAATGAATTTGTAATGACAGCAGATGCTGTTAGATCTGCAGGTGATGGAGACATTGACCGAGGCGCAGATAAAATGTATGCAACAATGAAAAAGTTAGAGGATAGAGTAGCATAATGGCAATACAACAACAGCAAACATTACCGGCACCTTTTATAGAAGAAGCAGGAAAAGATTATTTAAGTCAATTAAAAGGTTTAACTTCTGTACCTTTAGATACATCTAGATTTGCACCTACAGTTGCAGGTCAAGACGTATTACAAACTCAAGCTGCGACGTTAGCTGGAGATACTGGTGCAACAGGATTAGGTGGTTATCAACAATATTTAACAGCAGCACAAGGTTTAACAGGACCACAAGCTTACAAACCTTATATGACACCTTATCAAACAGATGTTATAGACGCTACTTTAACAGAATTTGATAAACAAACTGGAATTCAAGAACAATCTTTAAGAGATCAACAAGCTAAATTAGGTGTGTTAGGAGCTGGTAGAGCGGGAGTACAACTAGGAGAATATGGTTCTCAAAGAGGATTAGATAGAGCTGCTCTTCAAGCAAGAATGTTGCAGGATGCATTCACTCAAGCTCAAGGATTAGCACAAACAGATTTTAATCAACAAATGAATTTAGCACAGTTACAACCATCATTAGCAGCTGGAAGAATTGGTACTTTGGGTCAAGTGGGCGCAAGACAACAGGCTCAAGCACAAGCTCTATTAGATGCTACAAGAGAACAAAATAGAATGGCTGCTATGGAACCATATGAAAGAATAGGCACATATGGAAGCGGAGTTGGAAGTTTAATTTCAGGTTATCCAGCAAGAAGTCAATTTACGGCTACACCAAATCCAACGCCATTACAAACAGCTCTTGGAATTGGATCATTCCTTGGTGGTGCATTTTTAGGAAGGAAATAATGAGTAGAGTATTAAATAGACCTTTGTTTCGTAAGGGTGGTTCTACAAGCGGAATTACTTCTGGATTAGACAAACCAAGACAAAATTATAAAACAGCTGGTAGAGTTGATTATCCAGCTATGTATGAACAAGCAGAAGAAATTACAGAAAAATTTTATCCTGAAAGAGATTCTAAAAGAGATTTTGGCAGGTACTTAATGGATTTTGGTATAGAATTAGCTAATACTGAACCACAAGGAGGTATTTTTGGAACAGCTTCTAAAGCTTTAAGAGGACCTACTCAAAGATTTTTAGCAAGAGGTGATGTTCAAGATAAAACTAGAACTGAAGCTAAGTCTGATATTTTTAAATCTTTAATAGAATCGGAAGCAGATATTTTAAGTGGTGAATCAAGTGGTAGACTTTACAAAGATCAAGTAATGTTGGAGAACCTTTTAGTTGCTACTGAAAAAAAACTTAAACTAACAAAAAAACAAAAAGAAGAAGGGTTAAGTCAACAAGAAGAAACAGAATTATTGTTGGCAAATACAACCATTAATCAATTGAGAAAAAGAGATCCATTAGTAGAACAATTCTTAGGATCTAAAGATGTTATTGGGTCATTAGTTAATAGTATTTTACCAAGTAAGAAAAGAGAAATGGTTACAAATGAAGATGGTGACAGAGTTTTAAAATATCCTAGTACTCCAGAAGGACAACAACAAATGATTCAAGATGCTATTATAGAGATTAGAGAAATTATTGTAAAAGGTGGAGAAACATCTTTAGCTAAAGGTGGTAGAGTTGGTTATCAACAAGGTTCATTAGTCGAAGATGTAAGTATGGAAGAAGAAACTATTGAAGAACCTATGGCAGAAATGCCTGAAGCTGACGCCATGGATATATCTTATGATGAATTAAGACAAAGATTACCTGAATCAATAAGTGATGATATTGTAACACTTCTTTCTCAAAGTGCAGAAGCTTTAGAAGATTTTGCAATGATACAAACTCAACAAGACGTAGACATATTTAATTCTAAATACAACGTAAACCTAGTCCTACCACAGGAGGTTTAATGGCCATAAAACCTTACGAGCGGTATAAAGTAGACGTTGCTCCAGAAAAAGAAAAGAAAAAACAATTAGAAAATTATAATGATTTTCAAAAAGCAGTTCTATCTGCGCTAGAAGAATATACTGAACCAAAAAAACCAGTTAAATATTTTTTTGGTTTAGATGATACCGCTAAACAAGTTGGTGTAACAACTCTCTCTAACATATTAAACCCTACAAAATATCTTGCTCAAACTTTACTACCAGCAAAAGATTCTAGAACAGGTAAAGAAAAACCACCTTTTTATAATATTAACAAATTTATACGTGAGTCTAAAGGTATGAAAGAAAAAGACTATATAAGTGGTCTTGATGAAATTGCAAAAGGTTTAGAAACAGGAGTTTGGAAAACGACTGGAGGTCTTACTCCTTTAATCACAACTCCCATTGATTTTTCTTTAAACACAGATTTTACAAACGCTGTAGAAGAGGCATTAAATGATGAAAGAATTAAACCTGATGAACCAGAAACATGGAGAGGTGAATTAACTTCTTTAGGGGTTCAATATGGTATACCAGGAACTGTAATTACTAAATTAATTATGAGAGCTAATGCTTTAGCTCCTGCTTATAAATTTTTAGGAATAAATAAATCTACTAAAACAAGTAAGATTGCAAGACGAGCTTTAGAGTGGGGAAGTGTTGGTGCTGTTACAGATTTTATTGCATCGGAACCTGATAGAGGACCCATTACACCTATTCCTTTCACTCAACCTTCAGACACAAAAGGTTTGACTGGAAGAAAAAAAGCTGCGGCTGTTTTTAAAAATAAAGTTAAATATGGGGTTGAAGGAACTATATTGGGTGGTGGTTTTCCACTTATGGGAAAAGGTTTACAACTTGGTTATAAGTATCTTGGTCCTAAATGGGCTTTAACTCAAACAGCTAGAATAGGTGCAAAAGGAATAAACTATGCTTTGTTTAAACCAGTTAGTTATGTTTTATCAAGAGATGCAGCAGCTCCTGCAGTTAAAGCTACATCAAACGCTATTCGGAATGCAACAGACTGGACACTTACTAAGTTGTTAGCTCCTACTATTAAAGGGCATTTTAAAAATAGAAAACAATTTCCTAAATTTGAAGAATGGAGATTAGGTTCAGCAACTAGTCCTTCTGTTATGAAAAGAGATGCTAAGAGTTTAGATAATTTTCTTTCTTGGTTTAGATCTTATGCTAAAAATCCTAAAACGATTGAAAGAGCAAATGAAGAAGTAAATCTGTATGCTAGAGGAACAGCTAGAAAATTTGATAGAGCTTTTGAATCTCTTGAAAGAAAAGTTTATGACATGGCTAAAAATTTTGAAGGAAGGTATAAAGGAAATAAAACCTCTCCTGCTGGAGAAAAATATTTTTTTGATCAAGTTGATGAATTTGTTAAAGATCAAAGAACACTAGCAAGTTTACCAAAACCATTACAAAATGTTTCTCAACAAGTAAAAAAAGAATTAGTCAAAACTATGGATGCTTTTAGAAGAGCTTTACCTAAAGGTAAAAAAGGAGACGAAGTAACTAAGGATGTTGAATCTGTTTTAAGAGGAAAAACATCTGATTATATGGTTAGATCTTTTAAAATTTTTACAAATGAAAATTATGTTCCTAGTGAAAAGATTGTTAATAGCGCAACTGAATGGCTTAAAAAAAATATAGTAATGAAGGACAAAGGCAAAAGAGAACTTGCCAGAAAGTTTTATCCTAATATGAAACCAGATGGAGCTTATACTGCTTCAGCCAAAGAAATGGTAGATGAAATAATGCACACTGGTAGAGGAGATAATGTAAATCCGTTAGAAACTTTAAAATTAATTTCTAAAAGAATACTACAGGATAAAAAATATAAATTTCTTAACACGGGAGAAGAACTTCCTACAGCAATTAAAAATTTATTAGGGCAGGAAAGAAACCTTAAATTTTCTGTTCTTAACACAGCTACAAATGCTATGACTCAAACCATGGCTAAAAATGCTTCAGATTTTATTGCAAGAACAGGTTTAAAAGAGGGTTGGTTATTTAAATCAAGAGATGCAGCTAGAAATGTTTACCGAGCTCCTCAAAGAATAAATAAAATTCCAAGACTAGGTTTACTTAAAACTGATCTAGAGGGTCTTTACACTTCACCAGAGTTTGCTCAAATGTTTCAAGGATTAGGTGGAACTTTAAAATATTTTGTAGAAAATGCTTTCTTTAGACACATGCTTCAAATGAAGACAGGGGTTCAAATAGGTAAAACTTTATATTCTCCTGTAACTCAAGTTCGTAATGTAACATCAGCTTCTACATTTGCTCTTAACGCAGGTCACGTTGGAGGTAGAGCCAGTGTAACAGATGCAATGAGAATTGTAATGAACGATATTTTTAAAGCTGGTAAAGATAGAGTTGTATCTAATGCTAATGAAATTATTGCTCCTGAACAGTTTAATGATTTTGTTCAAAAACTTACAAGGCTAGGAGTGATAGATGAAAACATTGTAGCTATGGAATTAAAAGGAGTATTAGACGATATTAAAGTAGGAAAAATTAATACTCTTGATGGATTGTTTGACAGCTTAATTAAAATGACCCCTACCGATAAAGTTGCAAGAGTCTATGCTGGTGGAGATAACCTTTGGAAAATATATGGTTGGAACTTTGATAAATCTCAATTACTTTCAGCTGGAATGAATAGTGTTGATGAAGTAGCTGATTTATTTAAACATATTGGAGAACCTTTTAGTAAAACAAATGTAGCAACAGGAGTTGCTAAAAATTTAGATGATGCTTTAGACGAATTTGCAGCTTATATGATAAGAAATTCTTATCCTACTTACAGTAAAGTTCCTCCTGTAATTCAAGCCTTAAGAAGATTACCTCTTGGAAACTTTATATCTTTTCCAGCTGAAATTATAAGAACTAGCACTACTAATATTGGACTTGGACTTAAACTTGCTTCTCATCCTAACTCAGCTATTCGTCAAATGGGAATAAGAAGAATAACAGGAAGTGCTTTAACATTATATGGAATAGGGAAAACTATGTCTGCACTTTCAGAATATTTAACTGGAACATCTGAATCTCAACAAGACGCATACAAAAGATCATTTGCAGCTCCGTGGAATAGAGTTGCAAATTTAATTCCATTAAAAGGATGGAACAATGGTGAAAATTTAATGATTAATTTTACATACTTTATGCCATACGATGTTATTCAAAGACCTTTAGAAGCAGCATTAAAACAAATGAAAGATCAAGATTTAAATCCTAATGAAGTAGATAATTTTCTGTTAAATGCATTATTTAAACCAGAAGGTCCTATTCAAGAATTTTTAGAACCTTTTGTTTCAGAACCTCTAGGTTTTGATAGATTGATAGATGTAACTGTGAGAGATGGTAGAAAACCTGGTGGTGGTAGAGTTTATACCAGAAATGATGATCTTGATGACAAAATTACAAAATCTTTTGCTTATGTTTTAGATGGAATTAAACCTGGTGTTGTTCTTACTTCTGAAAAAATTGGAGCTGGTTTAAGACAAGATGTTTCTCGAGGCGGTAAACCTGTCAATACTTTTGATGAGTTAATTGCTTTAATGACTGGAATAAGATTAATCAGAATAGATACTAAAAAAGATTTAGGATATTACGCTTCAGAATTTAATTCATTAAGCAGAGATATAGATGAAACAGATGGTTTTTATACACCAGAAAACTATACACAAAACACACCTAGTTTAATGGTTAAAAAATTTAAAGAAATGCAAGAAGATGATTTTAGATTGCAAAAAGACATGTACATGAGAATTCAAGACATGAAATTATTAGGTGTTGATGAGTTTACTATTAGACAAATTTTAACAAAGAAAAGAGTTAATGCTAATAAAATTAATAATCTAATGGCCGGTATTTTTACACCAACTACTTATTCTAAACCAAGATTTGATAATAAAGTAAGAGCTATTGAGGAAAGATTAGAAAAAGATTCTGCTGCAAGTGAGGCATATGAATATTTTGTTAATAGAGATTTTGTATTTCCTGAATTTGAACTAAACAATGTTATTCTTGAAAATCAATTTAAAGAATTATTTCCTCAAGGTTATAATCCAGATAAAGAAACTTATCAAAAAAACAGCAAAGGACAAACATTGTTTGATGAAAATGGAAATCCTATTAAAGAAAAAGGATTTATAGAAAAACAAATGGATAAAATTGTGCCAAGTATTAAACAAATTATTACGCCAGGTAGTCCTATGAGTAAAAAAATTAATACACCACCTTTACCAAAAACAGAAATGCCAAAAGTAGCTACAATACCACAAGAAACCAACCCAATTTCCGGCTTGACAAGAACCCAGACAGCGTTATTGTCACCAGAGGAACAGGAGATTGCGAAAAAAATTTAATGGCTATAGAACCAAAAACTACAAGAGAACATATTGTATCCCTTTACGGACATATAAAGGGTGTTAAACGAGATATTGCACACATGCACAAAGGTATTCATGATTTGGGTGGCAAGATAGATAAAATCTATTGGGTTCTTTTAGCTACGGTGGGGGCTGTAGCCTTACAATTATTTCAACATTTTTTAGGATGAAACTAACAGCTAATTTTACTTTAGACGAATTAATCAAAAGCCAAGTGGCCGAACGTAAGGGCATAAATAATAATCCGTCTCCAGAACAAATAGAAAATTTAAAAGCTCTTGCTGTAAACATATTACAACCAATACGTTCACACTATAATGAAGCATTACAGATCTCTAGCGGCTTTAGATGCGCAGAGTTATGTATAGCAATCGGTAGTTCGGTAAACTCACAACATGTGGCAGACGACAATGCAGCTGCAGCTGACTTTGAAATTTGGGGTAGAGATAATAAAGAGGTAGCTTCGTTTATCAAATCAGAGCTAGAATTTGACCAACTTATACTTGAGTTCTACAAAGAGGGTGAACCTAATTCTGGTTGGATTCACTGTAGTTACTCATCAAACCACAATAGAAACCAGTGTTTGTACGCCACTCGTGGAGAAGACGGTAAAACAAAATACACTCCTTGGTTAGAATAAAAATTCTGCGCGCCTCACGCGTATATCCTATTATATCCAGGATTTAAGTTCTTCTCCCATTACTTCAGATGCAATATTAATTTTTTTACGTAAAGATTTTACAATTTTATTATCTACTGTATCGTTTGCTATAATATCTATGTAGGTTACTTTTCCTTTTTGTCCTATTCTATGTGCTCTATCTTCAGATTGCATTCTTTTCTCTAAATCATATCCGTTAGAATAATAAATAACCGTATTAGCTGTGACTAAAGTTAATCCATAACCACCTGTCTGTGGTGTTCCTACAAAAAACCTACATTCTTCTTTTTCTTTAAAATTTTTAATAGCTTTGGTTCGTTGATCGGGTAGCGTTTTGCCATAATAATGAACCACGGACCCCGGACCATATTTTTTCTCTATTGCTTTTACTATAGTTTGTATGTCATGTTGATAATGAGCCCATATAATGGCTTTACCTTCTACTTCTTCTGTAATTTCTAATAGTTCTGATAACCTGTTGTTTTTAATATTTTGAATAGTTCCATCATCAGCAGAAAAATGTCCACATGTTATTTGATGTAGTCTCATTAGTTGTGTTAGGGCTGTCATAGTTGTAACAGTTTTACCATTTAAAGTTGCGAGTGCTTCTTGTTTCATTTGTTTGTATAGTTTTTGTTGCTGTGGAGTTAGTTCTATTTCTCTTTTCATGTATATTTTATCCGGTAAATCTAAACAATCTTCTTTTAATACTCTATATGAGAATGTTTGTAGTTGATCAGACAACTCACCTAAATTTTTAAAATGACTTACAACTTGTATGGATCTACCAGAAATATGTAATGTTTTCATTTCTGCATATCTATTTCTAAAAGAATAATAAGAAACACAATCTAAATGACTAGGATCTAAAAACTCGCATTGGCTATATAAATCTAACGGATTTTTAGTTACAGGAGAACCTGTCATTATTCTTCTATACTTAGCAATATGTGAAAGACCTAAAATATTTTTTGTTCTTTTTGCTTTAGGGTTTTTAATAGTTGTGCTTTCATCAATAGCTACAAGAGCATTGTGTGCAATTAAAAAATCCATAGCAAAATTTTTACCTTTGTCTGTACTAAAAGCTTCTACATTCATGACTAATATTTGGAGTTCATGACCTGGAGCCATGACACTTTTTAATTTTTCGAATTGTTTATTGTTTATGTTTGCTTGCCACATTACTGCCACTTTATCTATGTGTTTTGGTAAATGTGTGGGTAGTTCTTGATTATACCACGTACCCATAACACCTTTAGGTGCAATAATAAGAGCGCCATCAATTTTACCTCTATCATATAGCATAGCCATATTATCAATAAGAACTTTTGTTTTACCTGTACCCATCTCCATAAAATAGGCAAAAGTTTCTTTGTTCCATGACTTTTCTAAAGCAGTAAGCTGATGTTTATACGGCTTTGTCTTAAATTTATAATTCATGTTTTCTTTCTATTGACTTTTTATAACACATCCACTATATATGTCAAGTATGAAAGCTCGGAAGAATGATTTACCATTTGAGGCTTGGAAATTACGCACACCAACAGTGTATGTGATTCAAGAAATCGCGGGAACTAGAGAGGGCAAACCTAAAATTAATATTATGGGTGCTGCCAACTATGGCGATTTTAAATTTTTACTTCCCGAACTTTCTCAAATCATATTTTCTCCTGGCCCGTTAATATATAAATTGAGACAAGGATTGAAAGATTATTCTTCTCAAGATTATTTATTGTTAACGGGCGACCCAGCAATAATAGGTGTTGCTTGTTCTATCGTTTCTGATATTACAAATGGAAAATACAAATTATTAAAATGGGACAAACAAGAAAGAAAATATTATCCAATAGAAATAAATTTATTCGAGAAAGGAAAATTAGATGAATAGAATTAATTTTGAGCAAGATAAACAAGATGTTGTAGAAAAAACTTCTAACATTGATAAACTTGCAAATAAAATAAAAGAAATGCAATCAATACAAAAAGATATTGAAATAAAAGAAGAATACATAAAACAAAGAAAAAAAGATTTAGACCATGTTTCTGGAGAAGTTATTCCAACGATGTTGGCAGAAATGGGTTTATCTCATTTAAAACTTGCAGATGGATCATCTGTAGAAGTTAAAACGAATTACAGCGCCACTATTACTCAAGCAAATAAAGAGAAGGCGTTTAACTGGCTTCGTCAGAATGGATTGGGCGACATTATCAAGAATGAAATTGTCGTTTCTTTTGGACGTTCTGAGGATGACAAGGCAGCAGCATATGCTGAACTTGCGAAGGGTCAAGGGCATCAACCGACACAAAAGTTGAAGGTTGAGCCTATGACCCTGAAAGCGTTAGTCCGTGAACGAATCGAAGGCGGAAAAGAAATGCCGACGGAACTTTTCAATGTTTTCATTGGAAATAAAACAACAATAAAAAGGAAACAATAATCATGAATCAAGAAGTCGTGAAAAGACAACAAGCTGGAGCATTATCAAATGATATGTTTGAAGCTGATAAGCATCAGGATACTGGTGCTATGACACAAGAGGATCAAGCACTTCCGTTTTTGAAAATCTTGAGTCAACTATCTCCCGAGTGTAATAAGAGAGATGCAAAATATGTTAAGGGGGCAGAACCTGGCATGATCATCAACACTGTCACAAATGAAATATTTGATGGCGATAAGGGAATAGATGTTTTGCCTGTGTATTATAAAAGACAATACATAGAATGGCGAGACAGAGGTGATAGCGGTGGAGCTCCGGTTAAAATATATGAAGCTGGAGATGATCTACCTCAAACAACAAGAGACAAGGGAAATAAAGATAGATTAGCTAATGGTAATTATCTTGAAACAACTGCGTCTCATTATGTTATAAAATTGAATGGAGTTCCTCAAAGAGCTCTTCTTTCTATGAAAGCGACTCAATTAAAAACAAGTCGTAAATGGAATTCAATGATGAATAACATTATTCTGAGGGGTAAGAACGGTTTATACCAACCGCCTTCATTTAGTCATATTTACAAGCTAAAAAGTGTGCAGCAGTCTAACGACAAGGGCACATGGTTTGGCTGGGATGTGTCTAAAGTTGGAGAAGTAAAGGATAGAGGATCATATGAAATGGCAAAAGCTTTTTCTGGACAAGTGTCTAAGGGAGATGTCGAAGCTAAACATAGTTCTGATTCCAACTCAACTACATCTAAAAACCACTTTTAATAATTCACCACCGGTGAATAGGACGAGGCGGTTAAGCGAGAGTGTACCCGCCTCTCCAAAAAAGGAGATATGAAAAATTTTATTGATTTATTTTCTGGATTAAAAAGAGCTCATGGATGCACCTACGTTGAAAAGAAAAATGCAGATGGAACAAAAATTAAAGGTAAGTCTTTTGTAAAAAGAGAAGAAGTAACAGAAAAACATTGGCAAGATCATTTAAACGGAATTGAACCTAGTCTAGGTATCATACCAATAGACGAAACTAACAAATGTAAATGGGGTTGTATTGATGTAGATAAATATAACTTAGATCACAAAAAAATTATTAATCTTATAAATAATAATCATCTACCTTTAACTATGTGTCGTTCTAAAAGTGGAGGTGCACATATATTTTTGTTTACTACGGTTCCAGTTGATGCGTATTTAATGAGAGATAGATTAAGTTCTATAAGTGCTTTGTTAGGGTTTGGTAATGCAGAAGTGTTTCCAAAACAAGTTGAATTAAAATCGGAAGATGATACAGGAAACTTTCTTAATTTACCATATTTTAATTATAAACAAACTACAAGATATGCCTTTAATTTTAAAGGTGAAGCAATTACACTATCACAATTTTTTTTAGCAATAAAAAGATTAACTCCTGAAGAATTAGAAAAATTAAAACTAACAAGACCAGAGTCAGAATTTAGTGATGGTCCCCCATGTATAGAATCTATTACACAAAATAAATTAAATGATGGAAGAGATAGGGTTATTTATCAATACATACAATATGCAAAAAGAAAATGGCCAGAAGATTGGCAAAAACATATAAATGCTTTTAATTATAAATACTTTGACCCACCTTTAGATGACAAAACAATTCAAGACAAAATAAAATACCACGAGAAAAAAGAATTAGGTTTTAAATGTAATGAAGATCCCATGTGTAATCATTGCGACAAAAAACTATGTTTAACAAGACCTTTTGGAATTAAAGGTCAGTCTTTATTTCCAGATCTTAATGATCTTCAAAAAGTAAATCTTGATGACCCATACTATTGGGTGAACGTTGATGGGGAGAGAGTAAGGTTAAAAGATACTTCTTATCTCCAAGAACAAAGATTGTTTCAAAGAGCTGTAATGGAACAGGTAAACAAAGTTCCTCCAACATTAAAGAAAAAAGAATTTGTTGATATGGTTAAATTGCTTTTTGCAAACATAGAAATTGTAGAACCACCGATAGGTTCTTCTAAAATAGAACAATTACTAGATCACTTAGAAGAATATTGCACCGATAGAACAGCAGCTGGAGTTAAAAAAGAAGATATGATGTTTGGAAATGTATGGACAAATAAAGGAAAACACTATTTTATTTTTAGAGAATTTTTTAATAAATTTTTATTAAAAAGAAGATGGAACGAAAAATACGATGAAACGTTAATAATATTACGTGATAAGTGTGGATGTGAAATTGTAAGAGAAACTATAGGTAAAAAGAAAATAACAGTAACAAGCGTTAATGAATTTACTAAACAAGATAATGTTTACAGACCAAAACAATTTAAACCAAAGGATGTATTTTAATGAATGATGAATTGTTATTACTAGTTGTGGTAACAGCCGCATGGATATTTATAACTTTATGAAGACAATTGTATTAGGACCGCCAGGAACAGGTAAGACCACTACACTATTAAATGAAATGGATAAGTGTTTAAAAAACACTGACCCAGATAAAATTGGTTTTTTTTCTTTTACACAAAAAGCGGCTTATGAAGCCAGAGACAGAGCAATGAAAAAATTTAATTTTAGTGAAGATGATTTACCTTATTTTAGAACACTTCATTCCTTAGCTTTTAGACGCTTAGGATTAAAAAAAGAAAACGTTATGCAAAATAAACATTATCAAGATCTAGGAAGAAAAATGAATGTTAGATTAGATTATCATGAGTATGATAACGAACATACCGGTATCTTTAGCACAAACAGTGATATACTCAGAATAATTCAATTATCTAAATTAAGAAATATTACTCCTGAACAGCAATACAACTTACAAGAACACACACAAGATGTTTCATTAAGAGATTTGTTAATTTGTTATAATGAAATTAATGCATATAAAAAAGAATATAATTTAATTGATTTTACAGACATGATTGTTAATTTTGTTAAATCAGATGTATCACCAAAATTTGATGTTGTTTTTTTAGATGAAGCTCAAGATTTATCAAGTGTTCAATGGAATATGGCAAAATCTATTTGGGATAAAACACAAGACACATATATTGCAGGCGATGATGACCAAGCTATATTTAGATGGGCTGGTGCAGATGTAGATAGTTTTATTACACAAAAGGGAAAGATAATGCAGCTAACACAATCATATCGAGTCCCGCAGGTTGTGCATGATATTGCATCCAAGATAGTAACAAGAATACAAAACAGATTACCAAAAAAATGGAGACCAAAAACGCAAAGAGGTTTACTTTCATATTATCATGCTTTTCAAGATATTAACATGAGAGAAGGTAATTGGCTAGTGCTAGCTAGAACAAGATACATGTTGAATGATTTAGAAAATGTACTATACTCTAAGGGAATGTTCTACAGAAATAAATTTAAGAAAGCATATGAACAAGATTTATATGATGCTATATTTGATTGGGAAGAAGCTCGTAAAGGTAAACCAATAAATGCAGAACAGATAACTAGAATTGCTTCTTACATGTCTCCTAATCATTATCAAAAAGAAGAACTTCAACATTTAAACAAAGATTCATTTTATTCAATAGAAGAACTATTAAACAGTAAAGGTTTGCTTACACAAAAAGTTTGGTATGAAGCATTTGATCAAGCGCCAGAGGAAAGGGTTAGGTATATAAGAAGAATGAGAGAGAATGGAGAACAATTAAATAAGAATGCTAGAATTACTTTGTCTACTATTCATGGAGCAAAAGGTGGAGAATCACAAAACGTTGTGTTGTTAACTGATTTAAGTAGAAATACACAAAGAAATTATGAAAGAAATCCTGATGATGAGAATAGATTATTTTATGTTGGTGCAACTAGAACCAAAGAACATTTACATATTATTAGACCACAAGATATATACAAAAGTTTTAGAATATGAAAAGTAAAGCATATAAAAAACAAGTTGGAGGATCTCACTATCAATCGATGATCATTCAGCCGAGCGAGTTTATAAATAAAAATAACATACCGTTTGCGGAAGGGAATGCTATTAAGTATTTGTGTAGGCACAAGCAAAAAAATAAAAAAGAGGATTTATTAAAGGCCATTCATTATTGTGAAATGGCAATAGAGAGGGACTATGGCGACGCCGATTTTTAAACCACAAACAGAGTGGACGGCACCTACGGATTTTCCAGATCTTACAAAAGTAAGTGAAATAGCAATAGATTTAGAAACCAAAGATCCTAACTTAAACGAAAGAATGGGATCAGGATCTGTTTTAGGAATAGGAGATGTTGTAGGAATATCTTTAGCTACTTGTGATTGGTGTGCATACTATCCTATCGCGCACGAAGGTGGCGGTAATATGGATCGTAGAATGGTTCTAAAGTGGCTACAAGATCAAATGAATACAGAGTCTACCAAAATATTTCATAATGCAATGTACGACGTTTGTTGGTTACGTAGACTAGGTATTAAAATTAATGGTAAGATTGTTGATACCATGATTGCTTCTGCTCTTATAAATGAAAATAGATTACGTTATGACCTTAATGGAATTTGTAGAGATTACATTGGTAAAGGTAAAGATGAATCAGCTCT